AATTCAGCAGATAGATCAAAACATAACAGAACAACCATTATTTCCTGATGTTCAAGAGGACGAAAGCGATCAATAAAATACTTGCTTTAAAAAAGCGAATTAAGATAGTTCAAGGAGGAACATCCGCAGGAAAAACCTACGGCATAATTCCGATACTTATAAACAAGGCAATACAAACGCCAGGCTTAGAAATATCAATTGTATCAGAAAGCATTCCGCATTTAAGGAGAGGCTGCCTAAAGGATTGCATCAAGATATTAAAAGATACAAACAGATATAGCGAGAATCAATATAACAGATCGCTTCTGAAATATAAATTTCTTAACGGATCATATATTGAATTTTTTTCAGTTGATGATTCAAGTAAATTACGAGGCGCAAGAAGAGATATTCTTTACTGCAACGAAGCAAACAATATTTCATTCGAAGCATTCAACGAGTTATCTGTTAGAACAAAAAAGGAGATATATTTAGATTACAATCCTGCCAATGAGTTTTGGGTTCATGAGAACCTTCAGAATGATCCTGATGCTGATATGATAATTCTAACATATAAGGATAATGATGCATTAGATAAGCGAATAGTTAAGGAGATAGAGAAAGCAAAGGAGAAAGCAGAAACAAGCGATTATTGGGCTAATTGGTGGCGTGTCTACGGTTGCGGGGAAATCGGGCGCTTGCAGGGCGTTGTGTTTTCTAATTGGAAGCAGATCGATAAGATTCCAACAGAAGCAAAATTAATTGGAATAGGGATTGATTTCGGATATACAAACGATCCAACGGCTATTGTTGAGGTTTATAAATGGAATGATAAACGAATAGTAAACGAATTATGTTATCAATCAGGATTAGTTAATTCAGAGATAGCGAAGAAACTGCCTGATGGTTTAATCTGTTATGCTGATTCGGCAGAACCAAAATCAATTGCTGAGATCAGAATGCATAACAAGATGATTAAGGGAGCAGCAAAAGGAAAGGATTCAATTCTGCATGGAGTTCAATTGATGCAATCTCAAGATTATTTAATAACATCTCAGAGCATTAATCTAATCAAAGAGTTAAGATCATATATTTGGGATATAGATAAAGCAGGAAAAACATTAAACAAACCAAAGGGCGGATTAGATCATCTCATTGATGCATTGAGATATCATGAAAGCGAATCATTAGGCAATAAGAATTACGGGCAATATTTTATTAAATAGTACAAATCGAAAAAAATACGTTATTATATTATGGAAACTAAAATTAAAATTCCAACAGAATTAAGCGAAATATCCTTAGGAGATTATCAGCGATTCGTTGATGTATCTGAAAAATCAAATGATGATACATTCATATTTGAGAAGATGGTTGAAATATTCTGCAATATTCAATTGATGGAGGTTATCCAAATTAAATGGACAGATGTTCAATATATAGCAAATAAGATTACTCAAGCATTTCAGAAGAAACCTGAATTTAAAAACAGATTTAAAATTAAAGATATTGAGTTCGGATTCATTCCAAGCCTGGAAGATATCAGTTTTGGAGAATTCATTGATTTGCAAAATAACATTGATAAGATTGAAGATTTTCATAAAGCAATGGCGGTAATGTATCGACCAATTATTGAAAGCAGAAAAGATAAATATTTGATTGAGGAATATGTTTCTTCAGCCAATTATTCAGAGGTTATGAAATTTGCTCCTGTTGATGTTGCATTGGCAGCAAAGGTTTTTTTTTGCGATTTGCAAAAAGAATTATTGAGCAGTACAATTATTTATTTGAAAGATCTGATGATGAAGGAGGATTCGGAGAGTTTTCGGAAAGAGTTCAGTTTGCAAAACAATGGGGTTGGTATAGTTCAGTTTATGGAATCGCAGGTGGAGATTTACAAAAATTTAGAAGCGTTACAAAACTGCCCATACATGACTGCCTTACCTTCCTATCTTTTGAAAAGCAAAAGCGAAATATCGAAAATAATGAGATACAACGACAATTAAAAAAACCTATTTAAATGAGTTATTATAATATATTAAATAAGATCAAAACAGAATTAGATGCTGATCCGTTTACAAACACAACAACAGAGGGCGACTTGAATTCAGTTGATTTATCTAAACAAACCATTTTTCCGCTTACTCATATTATTATAAATAATGCAACTTTCAGAGGAAATGTTATCCAATATAACATGAGCATCTTAG